TATACTTCTTGTGAAGCAGATGCAGGTCTTGCCATGTTTTCTGCCATTTGCCACTTCAACATAATGTTTGTACCCATAACCATTACTCCTTCATACCATACATCTATTGTTTTAGAAATTTTTTCAAATTTTCCTTCTTCTTGCATTTCTGGCGTAGGATTAAAAGTGTCATCTTTTTCGATTACTTTTTCTGCTCCTAAATTATTTACTTTCTTTTTATAAGTAAAAGTATGTGTAGTCTTGTAGTTAAAAAATAAGCATGTAGCGCTATCTTTACTAAACATACTGTTATTATAATATTGTGCTGTATTATTATAATCATACCAGCTCTGACTATACTTCGATATTTCATCCATATCTGCTCGAGTAAGACTAGGATCTATTTTCTTCAACTCTATTATTGGTAGCGTTTTGATTTCACCCCAATAAAAACAATCTTTAAAATTTGGATCTTCTGTATAACTATAAACTACATTTGCTGGATCTACATACTCAATGGATATTCCTGAACCTGGTTTGAAAGAATGTTTACACATTGAAACACCTAAGACCATTTGGTCATAATAAAGTTGTTTTTGAATATCTTGATATCTATTTTCTGATAAAACTGTATTTATTGCTTCTTCCTCTGCTATTTCTATTGCAGGTTTATATTTTAACTGCATATGTAAAGCAAGTTCCTCATTGTTTTCTGGAACCTCCTCTTCGCTCATTCTAAATGTATCTACGCCAAATTGTTGTTGAACTTGTTTCATTATTGGCTTTGCAAGCATATCTTTTTCTAACTCTTCCTGATATCTGCTTCTTTTATCTAATGACATTCCGTCTTGCGCATAGGCTTTTACTTTGAATAACCTATCAGCCATTCCATTGACTACAATATCTACAAATTTTGGAATAATAGGAACAGGTGTCCAATCTAAGTTCAAATAACTTAAATCACCATCAATAGCTAGTTCGTTTTTGTATTTTTGTATGGATTGTTCTCCACGAGCATATAGACGAAGTCTATGAAAGTCAGCCCATTGATTGTAAAATCTACTTTGCCCACCATCTTTTCTGAACCACTCATATTGAATGGCTTGCCCTATTTGTAATCCAAACTCTATGCTGTCTTTTACTGAATCGGAGACGAACTGACTTGGAAAACCCTGTGGGTTAATTGTTATTTTTACATCCTCCATTTATCTTATAATTTGGCTAAAACTTCCCGTATTGTCATATCTTGCAAAGTTAAGTTTTATTTTTGATTTATTTTTAACGGGCTGATATAGGTTCCTTTGCGTAGCCATAACAGCCAATCCTGAACTTATTGATGCATCAAATCGAGTTCTATTGTTAATATTAAACCTTGCCCAGTCTTCAAGGGTTCTTGTAAAATACATTGAACCCATAGTGTCAGGATCTCTAAATGTTCCTAAAAAATCTAACCCTACATACTTTTCAATATATGATTCTATAGCAGCAGCGTGAGCTTGTTTTATATCTTCACTTGAGTTAGGCATCCCTCCTAATTCTTTTTCAGATTTAGAAAGTTTTGTGTAAGTTTTATCAGGTCGATTCATCGAGTAAGCTCTATACCCTCTATTTTTAAAATGATACAGCAACCTAGGTTTGTTGTTCTCAATCAATATAGGCATCCCATAAAATACACATGCCATTAAAACATCTTCAAAAAATATTTCTGCAGTTTGTGGTCTTGCTATATATTCTAAAAAAAATTCATTTGTTGGCCCTTCATCCATGTGAAATTTAGTCATTCCGTGTAAAGCCCCATTAGAACCTCCACCTCCAACTGTTCCAGAAATATCATAACTGTCACACCCGAATGCCCCCATATGCTCATTGCCTGGATATTTTTTTCCGTTCCTTGTGTAAGATTTATTCTGTAAGCTTCTATTTGGTGTCCATGTTACATAAAATCTACCTCTGTCGTTTGGGCTAAATACAACTTCAGTATCTTTTACTCCATTTTTCCAAGAAAACGAACCTCTAGTAATAAATTGATCTTTTATCAAAGATTCATTGTAATCTATCTGTTGATATATTTTTTGTAAGTTAAAAAGTGATTGCTTGCTTTCATCTCTAAATGCATGATTCTCTGATCGTGGAAATTGTCTATAAAATTCATTTAATGCGTCTGCATCGTTTTTTAAACTTTCCACTTCGTTTTCCCAGTAATCTATAGCGCCTTGATAAATATAATCACCATATATGTCTATAGTTTCTTGCTCAGGATTTCTAAATACAGGCATTCCGTGCTTGTCTATAAAACCCTCCATGTTCCATTCCATTGGAATAAACAATGAATAAAGTCCACTTTTAGTCTGTCCATTTGCATTTCTATTGTTTACATCTGAGTCATAAAACAATTTCTTGAAACTATCTCCACCTTTTTCTAATGAATTAGATGTGCTACCCATCATACATTTTCCTATAACTTTACTACCTAATCTTAAACAGGTTTTAGTAACTCTCCAATTATTTAAAATATTGTTTGGTTTTTCCCACTTTCCTGATTCATCATGAACTAAAAGTTTTAACTTTTCTCCATCATAACTGTTGTCTCCTGTGTTTTTCCAATCTATAGTTGTGTCCAACCCTTCTACTAAATCTACTTCTTCAGTATACATATTCTTTTTTGTAATCTTTGAAGCTGGAACTCGGTATGCTAGTTCTGTTTTTGGCTTGTCCATACCATCTTGAACGGGCTTAAAAAAGAACGGATAGTTGTTAGAAATCGGAACGACTTTATCTGTAAACATTTTTTTTGCATCTGCACCAGTTTTAGATAATATACCTATTCTTGCATCTTTTGAAATAGTACCAATATTAGCACATTCTTCACTACCCATGTAGGAAAATCCTGAACGCCTAATTTTTAAATAACATATTCCAAAAGACCGACTATCAGCTTTACATGCTTCCCAATACAAATAAAATATTCTATTTGCCTCCCTATAGTTTGGAAAACCTACATCTATCTTTGTCCATTGCAAATACATATAGTGTGAGCCCGTAATATATGTTTTGTCTCCATTGTTGTAGAACCAAAACCCCTCTTCTCTTCTATCAAACTCAGTTTCAATATAATCTACCCATTTATCTTTAAATGTTGTAGGGGCGCTGTGCCAATTAAAAATACTTTTGATTCTAAATAATTCTTTAGGATATTCAAATCTTTCCCAATACTGTTCAGTTTTTTTTGAGTCTCTTTTGTATATTTTTGATGGAGGTTTTGGTAATGCTATTCTCAATCCATTAATATTGATAATATCTTCAATTTGACCTGATTTAGATATTACAATTATATCATGCTTTTCATCATAACCATACTTCCACGACTTAGCTTTATTTTTCAATGCCAGCGTGCTTTTGGGAACAACATCTGTTAGTTTCCTATATAATTTATTTTGATTTTCTTTCTGCAAAACCTCTTAATGTTTTATCTTTCTTTTTTTCTGTAGATTCACCTAATAACTCTTTTTCAGATTCAATCCTGGCTAATATTTCGAATGCATCAAATATTGCAAGTTTTTTGGTTGCTGCTGCATTTTTTAATCTATCTGCAGCCAGTTCATCATTCGGATCAGGCTTAATAATATCCTCCTTGGCAACCTTAATTAGTTGTGCCACAGCTCTATGACCAGCTTTAATAATTTCTAATTTAAGTTCTTTGTTATTCATGAATTAAAGTTATATTGTTGGTAAACATTCTATAAAGCTTTTCGCCCTCCACATTATATTCATATTCGCTATTAGGTTGAAAAGAAATTAAATCACCTTCCTTAACACCTAAGTTTTTTAATTCATTGTTTGAATATTTCAAATATCCCAACAAAGGCTCTTCCTCTAAATGTGTTTTTAAATAATGATTTTTTTTGGCAATAGGTTTTATCATACAATATTTTGAATGACAAGACCATTTATTATTTTGTTTATACATATAAAACTGATCAAAGTCAATAAAAAACAAATCATCCTTAAAAAAGCTTTTACCACTTCTTTCCCTACCCTTCATGTCATTATAATATTTAAAAACATTATGATGAACAAGCAATAAGTCTCCTGGTTTGATTTCTCCTGTGTAGTTTATAGGAGTTTCTTGAACAATAGCATACCTATTGGAAACGGTATGATCCTCTTTTGAACTGCTTACAATAAAATCAATGTCGCCAATTCGTTTTGTATTGTCATACCTTTTTCCATTGTAAGCTTTTACAATGAAATAAAAAGGTGATTTCATTCAAAATTTATATTATACTCAATAGAAATAGGCATATTGGAATTAAATTCTTTCCATAAAAAAACTTCATGATCTGTATTCTCAACCCAAATTTTTATTGAGTCAGAATTTTCATCATGCTTTATTAAATGAATATGATAATTACTACCTAAAACTTCTTGATTTATTATATAGTGCATAGCGCTAGACTTATAGTCTGCTCCTATTGAGATTTTTCTTATTTCCATTATATTATATTAAAATAGATTTTACTCTATTATACTTTTTCAAATAAAAGATTTGCTTCCACTTCTTCTCCAGTATTTCCAAATCCTGAAGTTGCAACTGCTGTTATTTGAACAACCAATCCTTGTAAGTTACCTGATGCAGGAAGACTTACTGTTTCATAGAATCCTGGTGACGCTCCTGAAGTACCATCCCATTGAGTTGTTATTGTTCCAATACTAGTCCAGCTTGCAGGATCAGTCATTACAGATCCTAGTGGCGCAGAACTTATTGTGAAACTAACTGTAGAGCTTCCATTAGCAACTTGATAGTCTAAATTTGATCCCCACTGACATCCAACTCCTATAATTTTGAAAGGACCTGGAACAATTAAGAACGGGAAGTGATCGCTTGCAGTATTTTGCTCTACACCCCAATCCACACTACTTCCTCCTAAAATATCTGCACCTCCACCGAAAGCACCGAAGTTTACAAAAGTTCCGTTAAAAGAAACTAAAGGAGCTGAACCTCCTGATGTTGATCCTCCACCTCTATTTACTCTAACCACACCATTATCTTGATACAAACCTCCTTCTGGTACACCTATTGCGTCTGCAGCAGCATCATTGCTAGCTGAGAATGTTGGCACGGTTGGTAAAATAACTCTTGGTACTTGAGCTGCGCTAGGATTTCCTGCATTTATACCTCCTTCAGTAATTAATAAGGCATTTGAATTTGTGTTTACATTTAATCCTGTTGAAATACTAAATGCTACATCTCCGAGTCCTAAACTTTGTTGAGGAGTTGGGTATTCAGCTACATTGTTTCTGAACCCTAAATTCATACACTTACTAGTTCCCTGAAGCTGACCACCTATAGTGAACGAGTTTCTATCACCTGCTGCACTTGGTCCTGTGTTATTTTCCCCAAAACTAAACATTGAGTCATCACCACCTAAAGTGTTACTAAAGCCTAATGCAAAAGCGTTGTTGTCAGTTGTAATATCGTTTTGTCCTCCTGCAATAAACGAAGAGTAAGTGTCTGTCATAGTATTTTGATATCCAACAACATGACTTCTAACAGAACTTCCTGTTGAGTTTGTTCCATCAATAACATTTTGTTCTCCTAAAATAGCAGAATATGTAGCGTTTTGTATTGTGTTTCCAGCACCTATAATAGCCGAGCCAACTGAAGCGTTGTTCATACTTTGATTTGCGCTATACGGACCAACCATTAAACTACCTGCAGGTACAGTTGTTTGATTTGCAAGAATGTCAGTAATTGTTACACCTTTTCCAAATCTAATTTGAGTGTTTGCAAACCTTGCTAATTCGGCTGCACCTTGATTGCTATAAATTCTAGTGGAACTACCTCCACCCAAAAGAACTACACTATTGTCGCTTGTTACTTGGTTTAAACCATTACCAACTATAATACTACCAAGATTCTGAGCGTTATTATCATTTCCAATAATTATTGTTTTCCTGCCTGTATTATTTACATTTATATTTATCGTATTATCTTCTCCTATAGCCCCTGCATTACCTGCAATATTATTTCTATTTCCTATAGCAAAATTTCCATCTCCAGGAGTAGGAACTGCTATATCATTTACATTGTTGCTGCTTCCAACAGTAAAATGTCCAACTCCTGCGTCTTCAATAATATCATTATCAAAACCTAAAGCCACCGAATAACTCGCATTAGATGAACTACCCTCTCCATGAGTTAATGATCCAACTCCTGATGATAAAGACTCTGGTCCTAAAGCCACAGATCTTAATCCAGTTGCTTTAGATTTATAACCAAGTGCAAATGAACTCACTCCTCCTGCTTCTGCCTCTTGACCTATTGCGACACTATTTTCACCTGATGCTGCTGCTTGATTACCCATGGCAACTGCTTGAGGTCCTGATGCTATAGTTTGAGTACCAATAGATACTGAGTTTCCTGAACTAGAAACTGAGTTATTACCCATGGCAATAGCATGTGTTCCTGATGCTGTAGTGTCTTTACCAATAGATATTGGCCCTGTACCTGTTTGTGCAATGGCTGTATCACCTATTGCAAATGATTTTTCGCTTTTAGCTTGGCAGTTAGATCCGATAGCAACAGCATTAACTCCTTCAACGGTATTAATACCTCCTATTGCCATTCCACCGTCAGCTGATACTGTGTGGGAGAAACCTGCAGCAAAAGCATCATTTGCTGTAACAGTTGTCGTGTTTCCTAATATAAACGATGTCTCTACCCCACCATTTATTGAACTATCCCAACCAATTATACCACATCCTGATCCATCTGTAATTGTATTGCTATCACCTGAGACAAGGTTTGTTTCTGAAGAGCCACTAAGCTCATTACTATTACCAAAAACTGCGTTAAACCCAGAGCTATCTAAAACTTGAAGCCCTCTTCCTGAAGCAAAATTAAATGAACTAGCTGTGCTAAGAGTAAGATTATATCCAAGTGCGAAGTTAGAATTATTTGCAACATCTACATTAGTACCAAAAGCTAATGCAGGCTCGGCATAACTTGCAGGCGCTTGAACATTATTACCCATTTCTAAACTTCCGTGAAGTCTAGTGTGTACTGTTGGTTGGTTTGATGTTGAGCTTTGTCCAATGTTTACAGAGTTATTTTCTTTTGGAATTGTTTGACCATCACAATCTATGTTTATTTGATATTTTGATTCTGCGTTACCATCAATAAATAATTTTGAAGAACGACCAACAACTATACAGCCATCTGCATCTGTAATTGCTGCAAAATTTCCAGCTTGATCATATCCATGGCTAGCAGACTCAGTACCAAGAAAAATATTTGTATTACCTTCTACTAAATTTTGTCCTGCATTTGCACCTAGGGCAACATTAAAGTAAGTAAACCCAGGTGTTGGTAAAAAGTTTTTTAAAGCTTCATAACCAATAGCCGTAACACCACCTGCCTGATAAGTCATTTTTTCTCCTGCATATGCACCAACTAATGTGTGCGCTGTAGGTTTATATAAAATTCCTTGTGCTTTTGCAGCTAAAGACGCACCTGCATTTGTTCCAATCAATGTCAGACCATTACCACCTGCTCTTTGTGGATCGGCAGGATCATAATTATCAGCCAAAGCCTTACCTGCGCCAACTCCGTATGCAGTTGTAGCAGTTCCTTGGTAATCTGCAGGTCTTTCTCCTTGTAGTAAATTAGAACTTGGAGCAACTCCTGCTTCAGCATTGTATAAATATGGAAAACCTTTTCCTACTACATAGGTGCTTTCCCATATTGTTGTAAACCCTTCTTGGCCTGAACCGTTTAAGTTAGCAGAATCAATCTTATCCCAAAATACATTACCCGCTATATCTTCTGATATTATAGCCCAATCTCCAGGATCCCAATCTGATATTGTTCCACCTGAAGCATCTGGCAATGCTGCGTTTCCGTGTGTATTACAAACCCAATACTTACCTGTGTTAGAAGGTACTAATGGTATTAGTAATAAATCAGGATCACCACCATCAGAAACTCCACCTTCAGCAATATTTCTTGCATCCCATGCAGCCTGAAATTCTAATCCTGAACCTTGATAGTTTTCCCATCTTACTGTTCCGTCAGGTTGAGAAACTAATACTTGCTCACCTGAACCGAC